ACGTCCGTTCATCTCTTCGGAGACGCATGATAACCTAGCATGGAACGGGGCTAGGGTATATGGAGATTACAATGCAAGTAACTTACGTATATCGTGGCATTGCTTACACAAAAATTGTGAAGTAATAACAGCACGGGGAGCACCTCAGAGTCGGACTCCCCTGCCATTGGCTTTTGCCCTCTAAGGAGGATACCTCTAGCCGTCTAGACGGTGTGGATAGACACACAAAATCTCGAGAAAATTAGATCTAAGCAATACACAAACAATAAACAATAACCATAACAATGGCACAACAAAATAGTACACTAACTACGAGTCTAACTCGTCCGGGTGCTGATAATGGCGGTACAGACGCCAGAGCCCTGTATTTAAAGTTGTTCTCCGGGGAAATGTTCAAAGGATTTCAGCGAAACACAATCGCTAGAGACCTTGTAATGAAAAGAACTCTTCAAAACGGTAAGAGTCTTCAGTTCATTTTCACAGGTAGAACAACAGCCGAGTACCATACACCCGGCAACAGCATACTAGGTAACGGTGACGGTGCACCTCCAGTAGCTGAAAAAACCATAACTTGCGACGACCTATTAATTAGTTCTGCGTTCGTTTATGAGCTAGATGAAACACTAGCACACTACGATTTACGTGGTGAAATATCCAAGAAGATTGGATACGCTCTTGCTGAAAAGTATGACAGAAAAATCTTCAGAGCAATCACCAAGGCAGCTAGACAAGCTAGCCCAGTTACAAAGTCTAACTTTGTAGAGCCCGGTGGAACACAGATCCGTGTAGGTACAAACGCACAGGCATCTGACGCATACAACGCTACATTCCTTGTAAACGCTTTCTACGATGCAGCTGCTGCACTAGATGAGAAAGGTGTTTCTGGCGAAGGTAGAGTTGCTGTATTGAACCCAAGACAATACTACGAACTAATTCAGGGCGTAGGTGGATCAGGTTCAGGTGCTTATCTAATCAACAGAGATGAGCAAGGTGACGCATTACAGTCAGGTAATGGCATCCTCGAAATCGCAGGCATTAGAATCTACAAGTCAATGAACATTCCTTTCTTTGGCAAGTTTGGTACTAATCTAGGTGGTTCTGCTGGTGCAACAAACCCCGGCGTAGCTGCACCTACAAACACAGGTGACTTCGTTGGAGAAGCTATAGCAGACGAAAGAGCTGGTACAGGAGCTGTTAAGACCGTTAACACATACGGAAACCTTGACAACTTTAATAACAGCTGTGGACTTATCTTCCAGAAGGAAGCTGCTGGCTGTGTTGAAGCAATCGGACCACAAGTACAGGTAACATCTGGAGACATTTCAGTTGTATACCAAGGTGACGTAATTCTAGGTAGACTTGCAATGGGAGCTGATTCATTGAATCCAGCTGCTGCTGTTGAGCTTATCGCTGGAGCTGCGGTATCTAACTCTACAACAACGTTCGAGTAATTTATTTTTTATACGGGGGCTTCGGCTCCCTTTTTTTCTTATGGCTACCACAACTATTGAAACCGATACCGAACTATCCGCAGTTAACTCAATACTGGGAGCTATCGGACAAGCACCTATATCACAATTAAAAGATCCGTCCACTGGAGTTATAACAAACGCTAACCCAGAAATACAATTTATATATAACTTACTACGTGATGCTAATGTTGACACACAGGCGGAAGGCTGGCACTTTAACAGAGAACGTCATGTAACATTTAGTAAAGATACGAATAATAAAATAGCTATATCAACTGACATAGTTAAAATAGATTTACCAGATAACTGGAGCAGAAGACACTATAACTTTGTTAGACGTGGTGGTTATCTATACGATAAAATTACACACACCGATACATTTACTGACATGGGTTCACCCATTGAGTTAGATGTTATTAGAATTTATAACTATGAAGATTTACCTCCTGTATTCAAAAGATACATAACTTACAGAGCATCAAGAATGGCAGCTACACAGCTTGTAGCTAACCCACAGCTTGTACAGTTACTAGGTTCACAAGAAGCACTAAGTCGTGCAAGTCTTATGGAGTACGAATGTAATCAGGGTAATCATAGCATGATGGGATTTGAAGATGAGACTGCATATCAAACATATCAACCATGGAGAAACCTTAGAAGATAATGGCAGGCATTACACAAACTATCCCCAACTTTGTTTCGGGAATTTCAGAACAGCCCGATCATTTAAAGTTTCAAGGTCAAGTCAGAGATGTCGTAAACGCTATTCCTGATGTAACTCTTGGACTATATAAAAGACCGGGAAGTAAACGTATAGGAACTGCTCCTCTAACTAATGTACAGAGTGGTGGTTCTTGGTTTCATTACTTTCGTGATGAGACAGAAGGATCTTACGTAGGTCAAGTCGCAGCTGACGGACAAGTTAGAGTATGGCGATGCAGCGACGGTACACAAATGACTACCGCCTATGGAACTGGTGGTCAAACCGCAATACAAAATTATCTAGCAACAAGTGAACCAGAGAACTTACAATTCCTTACTATCAACGACACTACCTTTGTTAGCAGTCGTGATAGTTCTAACTCTAATACTTTAATAGGTCAGACTGGTACTACAGATGATAGACCAGAAGCTCACTGTGCCATGATTGAACTTATACGTACAGAAAACGGAAGACAATATGGAATTAATATATTTGACTCCACCTCTACAGGTAATTTAACTACTCTTAAACGTGCAACTAAAATTAAGATTACAGGTAATAGCTATGACGAGTCAGACGGCTCAGGTCACTGCCCGGGTATAGGTACTGAAGTCTTTGCAGTAACAGCTAAAGGTAGTTACGGTTCATCAGAAAATATTACACATGTTAAAAACAGTGGTGGTACTACACTTACTACAGGTAAAGATAACTTAACATTTCGCACAACAGCTCTAGGTCAGCAAGGTGTTAGCCCTAACTACAATGCTAATAGTAACGGAGCTGGTGGACAAAACTACAGATGTAGCTACAGTTTAGAAGTTGTATTACTACATGGCGGAGAAGGATGGGACGTCGGAGATGTTGTACGTGTTATTCCAGCGTCCGCATCAGAAGCTGATAGCTCTGATAGTCAAGCGTATCTTGATATTACTGTAACAGAAATAGAAACTACTACTCTTAAAGCTACACTAACAAACAATGGAGACGGTCTTATACGTCCAGCTCCTACACCATTTGATGCTGATACAGCAGTTACAGCTGATACTATATTAGCTGGCATAACAGCTCAATTACCAGCTGGAATAACAGCTAAGGTTATAGGACCGGGTATATATCTTTCTAGCTCCTCTGCGTTTAACGTAGAAATAGCAGAAGAAGATTTAATGCGAGTCTTTCAAAAATCAGTTAATGATGTTACAAGACTTCCAAACCAGTGCAGGCATGGATACATAGTTAAAGTATCTAATGCTAGAATGTCAGATGAAGATGATTACTACCTTAGATTTTCTGGAGAAAATAATTTAGATGGTGCTGGCTCGTGGAGTGAATGTGCAGTTCCGGGTATAACCGATACACTGACAAACATGCCATTAGTTATACAGCGTACAGCTGCAACTACATTTACTGTTAAACAATTTACATACCAAACAAGACGAGTAGGAGACACTAACACTAACCCTATGCCTACCTTTGTAGGAAAGCGTATTAATAAGGTATTGTTTTTTCGTAATAGAATAGCTTTACTAGCAGGCGAAAATGTTATACTATCTAGACCGGGTACGTTAGGAACCCCTGACTTTTTTATTGAATCAGCTTTAACCGTATCGGCTAGTGACCCTATTGACATATCTGCTGCATCTATGTTTCCATCTGATATATTTGATGGTATAGAAATTAATGCTGGACTGCTTGTATTTAGTACAAACCAGCAATTTTTACTAGCATCAGATGATACAGTACTGAACCCTGATACAGCTAAGTTACGAAGTGTATCTACATATAATTATAATAAAGATGTACCTCCAATTTCGTTAGGTACAACTATATCTTACCTTGACAACTCTGGTAAGTTTAGCCGTATGAATGAAATGGCTAACACAGCAAGAGAAGGGGAGCCAGATGTAATAGAAATTAGCAAGTTAG